TAAGGCATATGTTCGTGGTTATGAAATTGAAAAGACTGCAATAACATATGTCCCTGTTCCAAAAGCACGCGATTTTGTTCAGGCTACTGCTTCAGTAGTTGATACCACTATTGGCAATTATGTACTAGTCACTAATGTAAATAACTTACCTCCAGTCGAAAGTCTTGCGCAGATTACATTATATAATAATATAACTGGTTCTGCGAATCGTGGATCACCACAAGGTACTATTGTTGGTTATGCTCGTGCTCGTTTTATTGAGTGGCATAATGGATTGCCATTCGGTTACTCTGCTATCTATAAACTTGGATTGTTTGATGTTCAAATGAATCCAGGGTATGCATTTAATACCGATGTTAAAGGTTTTGCATATACAGCACCTTCTGATTCTAATTTAAACTTTACTGCCGATATTAGTCCAGTTAATAGACAATTAATCGGTTCAGTTACTGTTACTGGAACTTCTGCGAATGTCACAGGAACTGGAACATCGTTCCTTACTGATTTAAGAGTAAATGATTTAGTTTTAATTTCTGGAACTGGTGCTAGTTATTTTCGTCTTGTTAGTAGCATAACTAACCAAAACGCAATTGTTTTAGATGCATCTATTTCTGCTATTACTGGCGCAACTATTACTAAATGTACAACTGAAATCCTCGAACCACAATCGCAATCATTAGTTTTCCCTCTTCCATATCAAGCAATTCGTTCTATGAGAACTGCGGGTAGTGGTGGAACAAATAATACAACTTTCTACTGTCAACAGAAATTTACACAAACTGCTACTGGCACATCACTAACTCTAAGTACTTCTGGTACTTTTGCTCCAACATCAGAACCTACCAATTACCTTGTTATTGATAATGGAAGTGATGCTCCTGGTGGCGCTATTGTTACTCCAGTTTCAATTAACCCTTCTGGTTCTACTTGTAATATTGTTCTTCCTTCAGCACAATCTGGACGCTCCATCTCTGTTATTGCAACAGTTATCCGTAATGGTTCTGGTTTTGAGAAAACTAAAACCTTAACAAACACTTCTGAAACATTCACTACAGCTGTAGGTGCTCAAGCGAATATAATTTATCTTGACAAAGCCGACTTATTTAAAATCGTAAGTATTACAATGGCTCCAGGTGTTGCTTTTGGTAGCACTCCAACAAATAATCAATATACTGTTGATATATCAGATCGCTATGAAATTGATGACGGGCAAAGATCTACTCATTATGATTGGGCATCTCTAACACTAAAACCATCATACGCTGCTCCATCAAATCCAATTAAAGTAACATATCAATACTTTGAGCATGGCGCTGGTGATTATTTTAATGTTAACTCATACAGTGGTATTGATTATAAACAGATTCCTGCAAACCTAAGAGATGCAATAGATTTTCGCCCACGAGTAGCAAATAGATCTGTTGGCGATAAAAACTTTACTGGCACTGGTGGTATTATTTCTGGTACACCAAAACGTGGTCAAGCAGCTACTGCTGATTACAGTTATTACCTACCAAGAAAAGATAAAATTGCCATTGATTTTAATGGTTTAATTTTTGATATTGCTGGTGTATCAGCGTTAAATCCAGGATATCCAGCAGATCCTGCGTTGGGTATGATTCTGTATACTCTTGATTTAAATGCATATACATTCGATGCGTCGCAATCTAATGTATTATCTTCTAAAATTGATAATAAACGATACACCATGCGAGATATTGGTGCGTTAGATAAACGTATTAATACTCTAGAATATTATACTGCTCTAAGTATGCTTGAGCAAGAAACTCAATCTTTGTCCATTAAAGATAGTTCTGGTTTAGACAGAATGAAGAATGGTTTTGTTGTTGATAATTTTGCGGGAAATAATCTAGGTAATGCTACTTCCGCAGATTATTTCTGTGCAATTGACATGAAAGAAAATACACTTCGCCCATTCTATACAGTATACAATGCAAATTTATTAGAAAAATACTCAAACGACTCTGCTCGTTCTGGTGCCAACTATAAGTTGACTGGTGATATTATTACTTTACCATATACTACAACTCCAATAGTTACACAAACATATGCTTCTCGTACTGAGAATATTAACCCATTCGCTATCTTTACTTTCCTTGGTAATGTTCAATTAAACCCACCAACTGATGATTGGTTTGAAACTGCTAGATTGCCTGATCTTATTCAACAGGTAGAAGGTAACTATAATACCATACAAGCAATTGCTGAAAAATCTGGTATATTGGGAACTGTTTGGGGTGCTTGGACAACCCAGTGGATTGGTGATCCAGTAAAGACTGGTAGACAAACTTTTATCGGAAATAAAGGTGCTGGAGATGCTTCTGGTGTAAACATATCAGCTGCTGCTCTTGATGCTCGTTTTGGTGTTGGTCCTGATGCACCTGGATGGGCAAGACGAGTAGTAACTGTAGATACATTTGCCCAACAAGTTGGTCAATCTAGAACTGGTGTTAATACAAAACTTGAACTAAAAACTGATTATGAACAAGTTGACGATCGAACAGTATCAACTACAGTTATCCCATATATTCGCTCAAGAAATATTCTTGTTCAAGCGCATAAATTAAAACCATCTACTCGATTCTATCCATACTTTGATGGTGTTGATGTTTCTCCTTACTGTACATCTGCTCAGAAATTAGTTTATACTCCAATTTCTGGTACTTTCAATTATAAAGTAAACGTCGGTGGCCAAGGTGCTGCAACTGCACGTAGAATTGATGGCGACTCACAAGTATGTTTAAATACTGGTGATGTTATTACAAATAATGCTGGTACTGCAACAGCGGTAGTTGTTAACGTATACCTTGATGAAAATGATGCTCATTGCTTAAGCGTTGTTAACATAAAAGGTACGTTTACCACTGGTCAAACTATCTCTGGGTCAAATAGCAGCGCACAAGGCACTGTTGTTTCAATAACATCACAATCTACACTGGTAACAAATTCTTCTGGTGAATTAGAATTCTTATTTAATATCCCAGAAACTGATGCGATTCGTTTTAGAACTGGCACTAGAGAATTTAAATTAGTTGACGCTTCAACCTACAATGGCGATTATACATCACGTGGTGTTACTAATTATGTTGCTGATGGTACACTAATTACAAAACAAGCAACTGTTAATGCTGTAAGAAACGCTACATTAGTTCAAGAAGCAGTTTCTGATAACCAAACTATTTACAACACTTCTGATCGTGTAGTTGCAGACAGTGGTTGGTATGACCCACTGGCTCAGTCATTCTTGATTGAACAAAAGGGTGGCGCATTCTTAACTTCTATTGATATATTCTTTGCTACAAAAGATGATAATCTGCCAGTTACTCTGCAAATTCGTGAGATGGTAAATGGTACTCCAGGTAAAACTATTCTTCCATTTGGCATTGTAACTAAGCGTTCTGAGGAAGTTAATCTATCTGCCAACTTTGTAAATATGCCAGATGGTACTCAGAAACGTAGTTACGATACTCCAACAAAATTCACGTTTGACAGTCCAGTTTACGTTCAGGATAATACTGAATACTGTTTCGTTCTTCAGTCTGACTCAAACAACTATAATGTTTGGATATCATATATGGGCGATCAGATCCCAGGCTCTGGAAGAACTATTTCTGTTCAACCTTACGCTGGTGTAATGTTTTTATCACAGAATGCATCTACTTGGACTGCAGATAATAATGCAGATATTAAGTTTACAATTCACCGTGCTGTATTTGATACTTCAGTTATTGGTGATGTTGAGTTTGTTAATGATGTTATTCCATATGACACAGTAGAGAATGATCCATTCCAAACTACTTCTGGTTCAACAACTGTTCGTATGTGGCACTATGACCATGGTATGCCAACTGGTTCTACTGTAGATATCTCTGCAGTTGACTGTAATGATCCAGGAACTGGAACTATTACTGCTTCAACAAGTAGCACTACTGTTACTGGTGTTGGAACTGCGTTTACAACTCAGCTAGCAGTTGGATCTGCCTTATACAACTCACAAGATGTTTTAATTGGTTCTGTTTCTTCTATTGCAAGTAACACTTCTCTAACATTGGCTTCTAACTCTGGTGTTGCTGTTGCTGCTGGTTCTGCTTTCCAATATGTTGCTCCAGTAAACGGTATCCCTGCTATTGAAATATTTAAAAATCAGATTATTGGTAACGTGGATGCTAATTCATATACATTCTCTGTTTCTACTGCAGCTACTACTAGTGGTTATACTGGTGGCGATTCTGTAAAAGCTAGCAGAAATATTCAATATGATATTATTACTCCTTCTGTTCAAATGCAAACATTCTCTGATACAGCAACTACATTTAATATTAAAACTACTTCTGGTAAGTCAGTTGATGGTAGTCAGTCAGCATATGTTATTGATTCAGGATTCTCTCCTGTATTAAATAAAGAAAATAATTATTTTTATACTCCAAGAATGATTGCTTCTGAGATTAATGAGAATATAGCAGTGGCTGGTTCTAAGACAGTAACCTTCTCTGCTCAGCTGAAAACTAATAATAACTCAGTTTCTCCAGTTATCGATACTACTCGCACAAGTTTAATTGCAATTAGTAATAAGTTAAATAAACCAACTGAGACTAATACCAACATAGCTGCTCTAGATAATATAACAGCATTTACTCATGCTACTGGTGCATTTACTTTTACTTCTGGTGGTACTATTACTTCTACTGTTTCTGGTGTTAGAACTGCAATGAACGGTATTGGTATAGGTAAATATGTTACTATCTCTGGCGCAACTACTTCTGGGAATAACGGAACTTTCCTAGTTACTGGATTTAGTGATAACGGAACTACTGGTACTCTTACTTTAAATACTACGTTCACTGGGGAAAATTCGGTTTCTGGTACTACTGTTACTGCTAGAATATTATTCGCTGATGAGATCGCTCCAGTTGGTAGCACTTCTATAAGTAAATATGTAACTACCCCAGTTAAATTTGCAAATGCTTCTACTTACGTAAGGGTTATGCTGGCTGCAAATATCCCTGCCGAAGCCGATGTTTCTGTATATTATAAGACTTGTACTGGTGACAGTGCTCAGTTAGATAATACTAAATATACTCTGATGACAGCAGATGGCGCAGTTACAAAAGTAGATAACGGTAACCCTGCGTTTAGTGATATTGCTTATACTTTAACAGATATGCCTTCTTTTGATACTATTGTAGTAAAAATCGTTATGAATTCTACTAACACTTCAGCTGTTCCTATTATTAAAGATCTTAGAATTATTGCGTGTCCTTAATGAATAATTTTTTAAAGGTTCAGGGTCACGCCAGTCTAGTTAGAGATACAACTACTGGCGCAATCCTAAATAATAGTAGAACTGAGTATGAAGAATACCTCGACAGAAAGAGGAAAGCCGAAGCTCGAGAAGCTGAAATTTCTCAGCACACAGAAGACATAGATAACATAAAGAACGAATTATCCGAAATAAAGAAGCTACTTAGAGAGCTTTTGTCTATTAATAAAACAGAGTAAAGAAAATAAATGGCCAACATATCATCTGCAACAATTACGCTAAGAGCTACCAAAGGTAGTCCACTTACTAACGCTGAAGTTGATGCGAACTTTAGCAATTTAAATAATGCTCTTCAGACTGGGCTTACTGCTGCCACTTACACCGCAGCAGACATTTTAACTAAAATCAAAACTGTTGATGGTGTTGATTCTGGTTTAGATGCTGACTTATTAGATGGACTTCCTTCTGCTTCAGCAAACACCGCAAACACAATTGTCGCTCGTGATGCTTCTGGTAATTTTTCTGCTGGTACTATTACTGCCAACTTAACTGGTACTGCTTCTACTGCAACTGCTTTAGCTGGTACTCTTAGTGTTTCTGGTGGTGGTACTGGTGCTACTACTCAATCTGGCGCTCAGACCAATTTAGGTTTGCTTATCGGAACAAACGTCCAAGCGTATAATGCTAACTTAGCTGCGCTTTCTGGATTAACTGGTGCGGCAGATCGTGTTCCATATTTTACTGGTGTTGGTTCTACTGCACTAGCAACATTTACCGCAAACGGAAGAACCTTAGTTGCAACTGCTGACGCTCCTGCGGCTCGTACTGCATTAGGTTTAGTTATTGGTACTGACGTTCAAGGTTATGCCGCAAATTTGGCTGCTCTTTCAAGTATTTCATCTACTGGTATTTACGTTCGTACTGGTGCTGGTACTGCAGTTGTAAGAAGTTTAGTTGCTGGCACTAACTGTACTATTACAAATACTGATGGTGTTTCTGGTAATATTACTATTAATGCTACGACTCAATCTCCAGTGGCTGGTACTGGTGTAACAGTTGATGGTACTACAGTTTCTATTGGTCAGGCAGTTGCTACATCTTCTAACGTACAATTTAACTCATTGGGTGTTGGCACTGCTGGTTCTGCTACTGCTGGTGAGATTAGAGCAACTAATCAGATTGTTGCTTATTTCTCTTCTGATCGTAGATTAAAAGAAAATATTACTGATATTCCAGATG